GCGCCGGATTCGCCGGACTTGATGCCGAAGATGAAGTCGATGCCGCGGCCGGCAGCGTTGTTGCGGCGACGGAAGCGGTCGTAGGCCGAGGGGTCGCGCAGGCGAGCGGCGTGCTCGTTGGGGTACGGCCGGCCGGATTCGGTCTCGGGAGCCTCGCTAATTAGGCGCTCGGGGATGATCCAGAACTTGCAGACGCCGGCCGGATCGATGTCGCCTTCGACGATTTCGCATGCGCGGGGCCCGGCGTAGAAGGCGCAGTTGGCGCAGACGAGGCCCTTGTCGGCGAAGGGGCTCTCGGCCATGTAGTGCGCACCGTGAGCGCCGGAGCCCTGATCGAAGCTGCCGAGGTCTTCGGTGACGTCCTCGAGGGCCTCGTAGAGGGCAGCTTGAACAGCGCTGAGTGTGGGGTCGAGTTCGCGTTCCGCTACGGCTTCGCTTACATCGGGCATTGCGGTGTCGGGGGTGCTGCGTTCATCTTGATCCATCCGACTTACTAAGGCGTCGCTCCAGGTCTTTCCTGGGTCTCCACCCCATGCAGCCCAGGCGACGCGCCCCGGTGAGGGGTAGCCAGCTTCGCCCGGGCGGAAGCCCTCGGCACGCTTGTCAACCTCATGTCGTGCGAACCACGCGCTCATCGTGCGGACGGTGTCGCTACTAAGGGGGTTGCCGCTGAGGATTTGGGAGGCCCGGCGAGCGGCGACGCCAGTTCCGCCCTTGTGGCCCTTGGCTTTCCAGTCGCGGTATCGCTGCGCTTCCTCGCGCATCGACTGCGTAGGCACGGTGTCCATAAGAAGGTCAGGCAGTAGAGCAGCGTGGAAACTCAGGGGCTTACGGGGCCAGGTGAGGTGTCACCTAAGGACGCATCAGGTGAGGCGGCGAAGAGATCGCCTTGCTTAGGGGTGGCGTGAATGATGTCGCGGTCGAGGGTGACGCCTAGGTCGGTAGCTAAGGCGGTTTCGCGGGCGATCTCAGCGAGGTTGTCGTCGAAGTCTCCACCGGACTGGGCGATGATCTGGGACTTGGTCATGTAGCCGGCCTGCTCGGCTTCGCGGTAGGCCTTGACTTCCTTGAGTGGATCGACCCAGCTCCAGCCACGCGGCATCCACCTAGGTGTGTCGTACCGCTCAGGACGCAGCTCGTAGTCAGTAAGCGGTAGCTCCCCACTAAGCACCGCGAGACTCAGCCACTCGCGGAACACACGCATGTGCAGATTCTCGATTAGGTAGTTCTGAATTACGCGCCAATGCTCCCTGTCCTCTAAGAGACTCAGGCGAGAGGAGGAGTAGTTGGTCTCGCTGAAGTCGCGGCTGAGGGTTTCGTAGGAGCAGCCGAAGCCTGAGGCGAAGCGGCGGATCTTGTTGCGGACAAACATCTCGAACTGCTGGTCCGGCGCATCAATTGATGGCACCGTAACGCCCTCACCAGGAGCTAAGTACTTGAACGTACCAGGTTCAAACTGACTTATGCGTTGGTTGTTTTCGATGTCGTCGGGGGTTAGTTCGCCTTCGTTGTTGGTGATGAAGCCCATCAAGGAGGCGCCGGCGCGGGCCCGGATGACGGCGGCCTCTTCGTAGCCCTGCAGCTGGTGGGCGTCGAGCATCACGGGGTGGTACCAGGGCACACCACGGTTCTGGAAGGGCCGGTCCGGCAAGTAGAGGTGGATGACCTCGTCAGCACTTAGGAAGACGTGTTTTTCGTTGCGCTGCGGGGCGGCTTGGAACCAGTAGTCGCCTGGGTGGCGGGTGAGGATGGCATAGCGGACGGGGCGGCCCCACTCGTTGACCTCGACGCCGTTACGCCACTCGTTAGCGGGGTTGAGAGTGGCGCCGTTGTACTCCTCGTCGATCAAGTCGCTTTCAAGGACCTGAAGGGCGAGTGGGATCTTGGACTTGCCAAAGGGCCGACGCACCAGGCGAATTAGGGCTTCGCCGGATTCGGGGAGGGCGCCGGCGACGATCCACTCGATCTGGTGGAAGCTGTAGCGGCCAGCGACGTCGCAGTTGGTGGCGCGGGTCCAGGCTTCCCACTTGGCCTCGATGAGCCGGTTGATGCGGTCGTCGCGTTTGTTGCCGCGGAGCTGGAGGACTTGGCTTTGGAGCTTGATGCCCGTGCCGATGACGTTGATCTGGGTGGTGCGCTTGGCCTGCTTGGCGTAGGGGTTGTTGCGGACCAGCTCGCGGGAGCGGTCGCGCAGTTTGCGCAGGCTGGTGCGGATTTCGGCGTCGGCGCTCGTCTGAGAGGCGAGCCAGTCGGCCGTAAGGCGCGAGATAAGGGCGCCTTGGTATTGGCGCTGCCTACGCGGCTGAGCTTGCGGGGCCGGTACGACTGCGGCGGGGCTCAGTGGCGTCGGGGTTTGGGTGCGTTGCCGCTTGCGCTTCTTAGCCATCAGCCGAACCTCACGAACATGTTGCGGGGATTGCCTAAGCCGTTGGCGCTGAGCTCGGCGGCTTGTTCGCGCTTGACTTCGGCCTTAAGACGGCCTTCGAGCTGGATTAGCTCGGCTAAGTCGTAGCGCTTGATGCTGCGTTGGCCGATCCGGTATTCCTTGACGCTGCCGCCGCTGAGCAGGGTGCGGATGGCGAGTTGGACAGCCTCTAGGTCTTTTTGGGCTTGGGTGCGGCCGTCGTAGGCGGTTGCGGTGCCCGTATAGGAGAGGGAGGGGCTGACGGTGGCGGAGCCGGAGCCGATGGTGACGACAGCGCCGGTCTTGCTGGCGATCGCCTGCCAGTACCAGGTGCCGGCGTCGAAGGCAGCGGAGGTGACGGCAGGGATGGTGAAGGCCCAGCCGGTGCCGTAAGCGGTGCCGACAACGCTGGCGGCCTCAGCGGCTGTGTTGGTGCGCAGCCAGTAGGTGAGGGTCCAGGTGGAGCTGTCGATGGGATCGCCGAGGTTGTCGGTAGTCGCGTCGTCCCTCCACTGGATGGTGTCGCCGGCTCTGATGGTGGATGGGATGTTCACGGCTTACCAGCTCTGCACGAAATTGGCCCGTTTAGGCGGGTTTTGCTTGTTGGATCTTAGCTGGGGCACCTGCTTAGGCTCCTTATGGCGTTCCAGCTGATCCCAGATGGAACGTCTGTCGTATCGCTGGTAGAGACGATGCAGAGCGGCGTATGCGTAGTTCAGTTCGTCAAGGGCTTCGTTGGGTGCTTGGCTTTTCTTTACCCACACCCGCTCGGGGAAGCCGTTCCTAAAGCGGAGGATCTGCTTCTCGGCTGTGAGTTCTTGGAAGTAGTCGGCGCCGATCGTGGGGTAGAAGTGCAGGTAACCAGGGCCGGGCTCGTTGTGCTTAAGGCGGCCGAAGAGCAGGGACTTGATGCCGTCAACGCCGACGGTAAAGAGCTGTGCCCCCTTCTTTAGGGCTTTGCCCTTGTAGTTCACGTCGACCTTGGTGGGTTTGCCTAAGACGGGTTTGCCTTTCTGGCCTACGCCTTTGATGGCGATGACGCCGATGGCGTGGCGGTCGCGGGAGTAGGCGTAGACCTCCTGGGTGTGGTGGCCGCCGGAGTCGATTGCGCAGCAGAGCACCTTGAGCGGCTCGTCGGCCTCGTTGGTGTAGGGCTTGGCTAGGACTTCGTCGAGTTGTTTCCAGACTTCGGGGCGGGATGGGCTGCCGTAGAGCTTGATGCGGTCGATAAGCCAACCCTCTTCTTCGCGGCCCCAACCCCAGACGCTCAGACTTAGGCGGTCGTCTTGGACGTCGCAGCCGATGGTGAGCGCCAGAACTTCGGGTGGTGCGATGGTGTGGGCGTAGGTCTCCTTGGCGGCGCGTTCCAGCAGAGCGTCAGCACCGATCTTCGAGGCGTACTCGTCCTCCCACGTCTCACCGAGCACCGTGTTCACAAAGGTCTTTAGGGCTTCGGCGTCGTGCTTGGCGTCGAGGAACTCTTCGACGAGCTGGGGCCAGCTGGCGTTGGGGGAGTAGCTGTAGGCGGCCCAGATGTGGAAGCCGACGTGGCGACCGTTGCCTGGGGCCGTGGGGCGCCACTCACCCCGCTCGACCATCCAGCGCTTTTTGGAGTGGGGGATAAGTTCCGCGCAGTTCTCACACTTGTAGGCGACGGTTGCGGGATCGCTGTCCGTCCACGCGAAATTAGGCCAGCGGAGGTACTGCATGTGGGTGCAGTGGGGACAGGGCACGAAGTAGCGGCGCTGGTCCGTCTGCTGGAACATGCGTTCCACTCGGCTGAAGTCTTTGACGGTGGGGGTGGAGCCGGCGACGATCTTGCGGTTCCAGTAGTACTCGGTGCGGCGGATGCCGAGCTTGATTTGGTCGCCCTCGGCGCCGGCTGAGCTGGGGTAGCCGTCGATCTCGTCGAAGAGCACGATGCGTCGGCTCACACGTCTGAAGCCGCGGGGAGAGTTGGCGCCGACGAGGCTTAGCGTTCCACCAGGGAATTGCTTCTGCAGGATGGTATTAGCCCCGTCCTTGGCCTTGGCCTCGCTGACTAGGCCCGCTAAGCAGGGGGTGTCGCGGAGCATGGGGGCGATCTCCTCTTTGGAGTAGCCCTGGGCGTCCTCGATGGTGGGCTGCACCAGCATGATCGGTGCTGGGTCCTGGTGAATGTGATAGGCAATGACGTGATTGAGGATTTTGGAGTAGCCAACACGCGCAGATTTCATTACAGTTACTTGTTCGACGTTATTTGAGCTTATTGCGTCCATAATTCCCTTTTGATAGGGTAATGTGTGCCAACGGCCGCCTTCTGCGCTTGATTCGGCGCTAAGTACGGCGTATGTGTCGGCCCATTCGCTAAGGGAGAGCTTGCGTGGGGGTTTGAAGGCGGTGAGGGCGGCGCGTTCTAGGCGGGCCAGAGCTGTCACAGGTCGTCCTCCTTAGCTGCGTGACCACTTAGGTCTTCGAGGGTTTCGCGGACGATGTCTTCCAACAGACCTATGGCGTCGGTGTCTAGGTCGGGGATGCGTTGCTTGGCTTTGGTGGGGATGCCGAGGATCTTGGTGCGGGCCAGGGTGACGATTTCGACCCAGCGGGATTCGACTTCGGCGGCCGGGACTAGGAGGCCCTCTTTTTGTTGGCGCTCGAGTTCGAGGAGTTCGGCTTTTAGGTGCTCGGTGCGGGCGCGGCTTTCGTCGTAGTCGGGGATGGACTCGCGGGTTCGGCTGAGGCGAGG